TGATTTTGCATACATCTTAGGATGGTATGCGGGTGACGGTAGCTGCAACCAACGAAATGTAGGATTTTCTCTAGGGCTAAAGGATGATGATGGCCCCCTGAAGGACGCGATCAAAGAAGTTTTTGGGGTGGAAGCGCGATGTAATATCAATAAAGACGGTAACATAAACACGGTTACTATCGGAAATGCGATAGTGCGTAAACTTATCAAGGGGATGATTCCAGGTACATCGCAAGATAAGCAGGCCCCACCTGAAGTTTTGAACGGGCCTAATGATGTAAAAATAGCATATCTAAAGGGGCTATGGGACGCAGATGGTTACTTTAGATCTTCCCAAGGAACGTTAGCAACGTCTAGCGTTAATCAGGCGTACGACGTTCTACGTTTACTCTTACACTTAGGATGTATCGCAAATATCAATACATACCTTAAGACACCTGATTCAGTACTTTCTGACGGGCGTGTTATTCCCGGAGGTACACACTACCCAACACGAGTTACAGGTGCCTCAAAATTAAGACTAGAAGCATTATTCGAGGGAGATAATAAAAAAGAACTCCCTGAAATCAATACAGGTAAATCTGGTTTTTTCTGGAAAGATTATTTTGCATCACGCGTCACCGAGGTAGCTGAAGTAGAAGAAGAACAATACGTTGATTTCAAGGTTGCAAATGACGAGACATTCGTAACTTGTGGTATCGCATGTCACAATAGTATCGCGCTCGATCACCTCGTCCCTTTCCGGGTATTACACCCCGCGCAGGCGAGCGGCGTGGCTGACCCTGTCACTACTATCAACCTCGAGAATTGGAAGAATAACCTAAAGAATAACTTTAAACAGTGGCGGAGAGATCCTCTACACTTGATGTTTGCCCCTATACCTGTGGGTGTAACTCAAGTAGGTGGTCAAGGGCGTGCGCTACTGACACTAGGTGAAGTACAAGAAGCTGAGAAGAGTATCGTATCTGCTTTAGGCATCCCCATCGAGTTCCTTTATGGGGGTCTAACAAAAAGTGGTATGGAAGCGACGCTGCGCCTTATAGAGAATCAACTAGCTACACATATCGCAGACATCAAAGATCTCTTACAGTGGGTAGACAATAGTTGCGCCAAGTTCTTGGGATGGGCAGAGATTGAAGTGGATATGGTCCCCTTCAAGATGGTTGATGATGACAATAAGAAGAACATGATTATGCAGCTTTACATGATGGGTAAACAATCAGGCGATCAGATTATTTCTGACGGTACCATCGCAGAGCTTAATGACATTGATCTCGCTAAAGAAGAGGACCGTATCAAACAAGAGCAGTTGGATACTGTGCGTAGACAGCAAGAGCTGCAAATTGAAATTGACAAGATCCAAAATAACCAGGCTACCCAGATACAGCAGCAATCCGCTAGCGGTACACCCTACAATCAGCAGAGTATAATCGAACAGGCAGATGCGTACGTACAACAATTGCTGCAGATGGATGAGGGTATGCGACGGAGCTCACTGAATGCTATGCAGGTAGAAGACTACATACTGTACTCAGTAGTTATACAGCGACTAGAGCACGCAACTAAAACCCAATCGGGTCAAGCCATGACGGGCGGGGGTATGTAATGAATAACCAGAGCAGTGGGTCGCCACCTACAGCGGTAGAGATTTTACAGAGTTCTCGTACGTTGCCTGGGGAAAATACTGATGCAGAGTTATCTACTATTTTTGGAGGCAGCGCTGCACCAGCGTCTCCTTTCGTAAACGCGGAAGAGATAAAGGATTCCACCTCTACAAAAGTAGCGACACCTATGCTGGTGGAGAGCTTTGTACGGACGTTTGTTATCTGGCGTCCTTGGGAGAGTTGTCGTAGATGTCTGCATGCTATTGAGGCAGACGAGAGCATCCTACCAGCGGATGAAGGCGACTACACATGTCCACATACACAAGTGCGTGAGTTTAAACGCACTAAAGATGCGTGTTACCAGGGAGAAGGTGCCCCTACACGTGAAGACTATTCGTCTCTAAAGAACGGAACACAGATTGTTACGTTTGCGTGGATACAGCCCGACGAAAAATTTAAGAGGCAAGAGGCTGCTAAACAAGCTGCTAAGAAGAAGAATCAGATCTTCCCCCCTGACCCTGAAGCTATCTTTTCTGCACCTATAGAGTCAGAGGCAAAAGGAGAGGCATCCGCTGCCCCTCCTGAGCTAGAGGAGTAATTCCTCTAACTCTGTTGTTGTTCTACTTCTTCCACCCCAAGAAATGGGGTAGCGGCCTGATAACCATGGTGTTTCCTTTCTGTAAAAGATCCCCTTCGTTGGACATATACTTATACCAATAATTGACGTATATATGAGTGTGCGACACAGGAGAAACACATGCCAGAGCTCACGTCTATAATGACCGATCCCGGCGAGCGCCGTACACAAATCAGGGATAAAATAATTGAAGGTCTACAGGAATCCTTTCCTATCAAATCTCGCAATAAAACCGTAGAGATAGCTGACGTGGGTGTAGACGCAAAAGAGTACGGGTCTACCGCTCAAAAAGACGCTATCCTAAAAGGCGAGACACTCTTTGAAAACGTTAAGGGCACTGTACGTATGCGTGACGAGAAGGGAAAGGTTATTGATGAAGTCAAGAATTTCACGCTCGCAAGAGTCCCGTATTTCACTCCTCGCCACACTTTTATTGTTGGAGGAAACGAGTACTCCGTCTCCAACATGGTCAGAAGGAAGCCAGGAGTGTACGCAAGAAAGCGAGCAAATGGCATTCTTGAGGCAGCTTTTAACACGCATGGGGGGAGCAACTTCAGAGTAAGTATGGACCCCGCTAAGGGGCTACCCCAACTGGAGTACGGTGCTACCCGCATACCTATGTATTCTGTGTTAAGACACGCAGGAGTCCCGCACGACACAATCTCTAAGTCGTGGGGTAAGCGTCTAGCTGATAAGAATCAGAAAGAGGTTTACGCTAAAGCTGCAACGCATGTGGATAAACTCTATGCCAAGGAGTTACCGTCGTACCGACAAAATGCGAGTGCTACAACACAAGAAAAGATGAAAGAAGTGCTAGCGCGGTACCGTGCTGCAGAGATGGACCCTGAAGTAAACCGACAGACGCTGGGTAAGCCCTATAAGAATGTTACCCCTGACGCACTTCTGGACGCATCTTCCAAGGTATTACGCATATTCAATGACGCTGATGAAGTGGACGACCAAGATAACTTGGATTTCAAGCGGTTCGTTTCCGTAGATGACCTCTTTAAAGAACGTATTAAGTTAGACGCCAGAGACATAGCACGTAAAGCGGCGATCAAAATGGAGGGAACACCTTCATTAAAGAAAGCATTGCCCTCTGCGCCTTTCACCAGGGGTCTGTTAGACTTTATGAATAAGTCACAGCTCGTATCGGTACCGACGCAAACGAATCCGATGGAGCTGATAGATTCGGCAGTACGGGTTACCTCTCTGGGAGAGGGTGGTATCTCCACAGAACGTGCTATCCCTATCGAAGCTCGCCAGATACACCCTACGCAGATGGGCGCTATTGATCCGATCAGAACTCCTGAAACATTTAGAGCCGGTATTGACGTGCGAACTTCAATGCTGACTAAGAGGGATCGTGAAGGGAATATCTATGTCCCCGTTAACGACGTAAAAAATAAGAATAAACAGATGCACATACGTGCAGGACAGATGATGACCAAGGTAGTCGCATTCCCCAATCAAGAGATGAAAGGAACTGTAGACGCGCTGGTTAAGGGTGAGCTAAGAAGAGTGCCGGCATCCCGTGTGGATTATCAAGTCCCCTCTGCTGGAGCTATGTACAGCCCGACAACTAACCTGGTTCCTTTTTTAGAGTCTATCCAAGGTAACCGCGGCGTGATGGGTTCTAAGATGCAGGTGCAGGCCCTTTCGTTAGTAGACCGAGAAGCACCGTTCATACAAGTAAAGACGCCTACAGACGCTTCCTTTGAAGAGATGGCAGCACACTGGATCAATCCAGTCTCACCCGTAGCGGGTACGGTAGCTAAGGTGGATAAAGATTTTATCTACATAAGGCCGAATACAGTTAAGACTGGGGCTGCACGAAAACCTAAAGACGATGGGCTAATAAAAATACCGTACAACAAAGACTTTCCCTTAGCGGCTAAGACGTATCTAGACCACACCTTGAATGTAAAAGCAGGTGATGCTGTTAAGAAGAATCAGTTGCTCGCGGATTCAAACTTTACGAGGAACGGGACACTAGCTCTAGGCAAGAATATGCGAGTGGCGTTTGTTCCGTACTACGGAGCTAATGTTAACGACGCTCTGGTCATAAGTGAGGACGCTGCGAAGAAGCTGACTTCTGAGCGAATGTACACAATAACTGTTCCAAGGGATGCCGACTTAACCTTGAGTCGAGTGAAGCATAACACGTACTACGGCCAGAATTACGACAAGGATAAGTACAAGAACCTGGACGAAGAGGGCGTGATTAAACCTGGATCTAAGATAAATCCAAAAGACCCGCTTGTAGTGGGTTTACGTAAAACACCCTTAAGTGCAGATGATCTGATTTTAGGTAAGCTCCACAGATCTCTGGCTAAGCCTCATCGTGAATACGTCAATGACTGGGACCATGAGCACGGAGGTGAAGTTATAGACGTGTATAAAACACCTAAGCGTATCTCGTTTACGGTTAAGACACGTGAGCCGGCTACAGTAGGGGACAAACTGGCGGGACGGTACGGCAACAAGGGAGTGATCTCACAGATCGTTCCAACTGAGAAGATGATGCGTGATGCTGATGGTAATACTATCGATGTACTCATGCCTCCCTCGGGTATTGTTACTCGTATCAATCCAGGGCAGATAATAGAGACAGCAGTGGGTAAGGTCGTAGCTAAGACAGGTAAGCCCATAAAGGTAGAATCTTTCTCTGGAAGGAACAATGTACAGTGGGCCAAAGACTTGCTGAAAAAACATAAGCTCACAGACAAAGAGACTGTGTTTGATCCCGTGAGCGGTAAACATATACCCAAAGTATTCGTGGGTAATCAGTACATGCTCAAGCTTTTCAAGTCTACTGAGACTAACTACGGTGCTCGTGGTGTGGACAATTACGACGTAAATCAACAGCCTACCAAGGGCGGTGTACAGAGTGCAAAGGCGTTGGACAAGATGGAGTTTGATGCTTTGATTGGGCACAATGCTCGTAACATCTTACGCGACGCAGCTACTATTAAGAGTCAGCGCAACGACGAGTACTGGCGAGCATTACAGTTGGGTTATCCTACACCTCCCCCTAAGTCTACGTTTGCCGCAGACAAGTTCTTAGGAATGTTGCGTGGTTCAGGGGTGCGTGTAGACCGCAATTCACATAAGTTAGCGCTAGGACCACTCACGGACAAAGATGTTTTAGAGATGTCTTCAGGTGAGATCAAGGACTCCAAAATTGTAAGAGCGAAAGACTTAATGCCCGAGACAGGTGGTTTATTCGATCCAGCTATCACGGGAGGTCTTAAGGGAGAAAAGTGGTCGCACATCAATCTAGCTGAACCCATTATCAATCCTATTTTTAAAGAGCCTGTCAGACGTTTGTTAAACATGACTAATACAGAGCTAGACAAGACGTTGCGGGATAAGGGTGCGGAGCACATACAGACTAGATTAAAGGGTATCGACATAGATAAAGAGGAGAAGTCTATACTGCAAGGTATGAAGGGACGTAAGGCTGACCAACTAGACAATGAAGTAAAGAAGGTAAAGTACCTACGTTCACTCAAGAAGCTCAACCTTTCACCTGCTGAAGCATACATTGTAAACAAGATACCTGTTACACCCCCTGTCTTCAGACCTGTGTTACCCAGTAAAGGGGGAGGACAGCTACTCTATGGTGATTCCAATCCACTCTATCAAGATTTGATTTACATCAATAATCAGATGAAAGAAGTGAAGAGCTCGCGTACTCCTGACATACCTGGTGAGGTGGAAAAATTACGTCCAGCTCTACAGGAGGCCGTAGGGGCAGTGTACGGTACCAACGACCCTGTTACAGCCAAGTCTAAAGCTCGAGGACACAAGGGTCACTTGACGTACATAGCGGGTAAAGGAAGTCCCAAATTCGGGTTTTTTCAATCTAAGCTTATGTCTCGCACACAGGACGTTGCTGGGAGGGGAACTATCGTTCCGGACGTTACCTTAGGTATGGACGAGGTAGGGATCCCCGAAGACATGATGTGGACTATGTATGACAAATTCTTGGTACGCAAGCTAGTGAACAGGGGTTACCCCGCACTAACAGCCAAGAAGATGATCGAAGAGAAGCAGCCGGTTGCTCGAGAAGCGCTGCTACAAGAATCCAAGGAGCGCCCAGTACTTATTAATCGAGCGCCCACGTTGCATAGGTATAATATAGTTGCAGCCTTCCCTAAGCTCGCACCAGGTAAAACTATACGGGTGAACCCGTTCATCGAAAAGGCGCAGAACGCTGACTATGATGGGGATACCATGATGATACATGCTCCAATCAGTCACGCAGCAGTGGAAGAAGCTAAGGGCATGACGTTGTCTAATATTCTATACAGCGACAAGTCTAAGAGTGACCTCTTGGTATTCCCACAACATGAAACCATCATGGGTATCGACATAGCAGCTAACACGGATGATAAAAACACCCCTGTTAAATTTAAGGACAGGGCTGAAGCCATGAACGCCTATAATTC